AGCATCTTCACGATGTGCTGCGCGAGCGGGCACAGCTTGGGGGACTTCCTCCGCATCGTTCAGCCCTCCGCCCGAGCAGCGATTCGAATCGCCTCGATGCATCGGCGCGCGCCGAGGTACTGGTACCCGTGGGCCTGCGTCACCACCGAGTGATAGCCGTTGGCTTGAAGCCCCGCCCGCAGCTGGGTCTGGTGGTAGTTCGCCACGTTCTCGCAAATGGCGAGAGCGGCCTCGTGGCTGACAGTTGTCACGGCGCGCGAGGCCCAGGCGTCTGCCTCATCGGTGGCCAGCACCACGCGGTTGAGGAACTGGCTCACGAACTCGTCGGCGCTGCCCTTGAAGCTGAATTGCTCCGGCATGCTTTCGGCGCCTTCCGCCAACGTGACCAGCAGGCCCAGGGCGCTTGCGATGTGGTGCTCCAACGCGGCGCCCTTGCTGTTCGACCAGCCCGGCAGCAGGTGAATGCGATCGCACGTCACCAGCTGCGCGATGTCGGCGCGCATGCAAGCGGCCCAGCCCATGTTCGGGTCGACGTTGATCTCGGCGGGGTTGATGACTTCGAGGCCTGCGACTCGCAGGGCCTTGGCCTCGGCGTGGAAGGCCGGAAAGTTGAGTTCGGCGTAGCCGGTCATCGGGCCGGCGATGTAGACGCGGCCGGCGCGCAGTGAGTTGTGTGCGGCGCTCATTGCCCGAGGCCTCCCGTCAGGCTCAGCGCGAGCAGCGCCAGCGTGGCGAGCGCGCAGCCCACCAGCGTGATGCGATCGGCGACGCGCGCCGCCCGCGCTTTGCGCTTGGCTCGTTCCTCGATGGTCTTCACTGCCTGGATGTCGTGGTGGTTGAGGCGGTGCGCGTTCATGCGGCCCTCCGTTGCTGCAGGGCGGCGATGCGGACGACGGTCGACGGGAACATGTCGGCCTGCTGTTCGGGCCGCACGTCCGCGCGGCGCGGCTTGCGACGGCCGGTGGCCTGGGCTTCGAGCAGGCCGCGCACGCGCTCGATGGTTGCGCGCACGTCGGTGGCGCAGGCGGGCAGGTAGGGCGCGGTGATGTGGACCTTGTGCGCCATCGGCGGCGCGTAGGGCTTGTGCTGCGCGATCTGGACGATGGCAGCGGTGCTGGTGCGTGGCATGGTGATGCGGCTCCGGTTGGTGGTTGAAAGGGTGGGTTGCATGGGGGAACTCATCGACCGGCCGCGGCCAGCTCGCGCATGACCGGCGCAAAGGCCTTCATGCGAGCGAGCAGGGCGTCGAGGTCGTTGGCTGGTGGTGCCGTGGCTGGGGTGGCGGGCGCGATCCGGACGCACTCAGGCATGCGGAACGTGGTTCGCTCGCCGGCGATGTGGTTGACTTGCTCGATCGGGGCCGGCGGAGCGGCCTTGCGCGGCGCCGGCGGCTCGATTTCGAGGGTGTCGTGGGCCTTTGGCCACGGCAGATCGCCTCGCATCAGCAGGCGCTGCGGTTCTTCGTTGAGCCGGACCGTACAGTTATTGAAACGAGTCCAAGGGCGGCCCAGCGCTTCGCGCTCGGCCTTGTCCTGCGCGGCTTCGCTCGCGCAGGAGCGCCACGCCTGGCGGCGACTCACGAGCCAGTGCCCGACGCGCGTTTCGACGCCCACCACCGTCTTGCGGTCGATGATTTCGCCGTAGCTGTTGGTCGTGTCCTTGGTGACGCGGACGGCGCTGCGCAGCATCCATTCGCGGCGCTTGCGGCACATGCCGCCCTGGGCGCGCACGTAGCCTTCCCACGAGGCCTGAATGGCGCCCTGCTTGTGGCAGGCCCACCATGCCTTGACCGCGGCGGCGTCGCCCAAGTCGAGGCGCATCTGTGCGTGGTCGATCTGGTCTTTGGTGACCCGGCGCATTTCTCGCCACACCGACACCGGTGGCTGACCGAGGGGCTGAAACTGCCGAATTCCCCAGGTGCTGGCCCAGGCGTCGACGCGCTGCCAGCCCTTGAATTCGCGCGTGTCCATGACGTGCTCGAAGCCGTCCATGGTGTCGGTGTGCCGGCCTACGCCGGCATCGCCGCCGTCCTCGGCGCCGATGTTCTTGGCCACGTACTTCGCAACGTAGCCCGCGGCGCCGCCGCGCTCCATTGCGATGAACTTGCACCGGTTGCGCACGGCGCCGGGCTCATCGCCCGCGTCGCTGAGCCAGTAGGCGCTGATGATGTCTTGAGCCTGCTGGGCCTGCTCTGGTGTATCGAACCACAGCAGCGCATGCCAATGCGGGCATCCGTCGTGATGCGGCTCGGCGACGCGGAAGCCGTAGCCCGCGATGCCCTTGCGGCCCATCTTTGCGCGGGCCTTAGCCCACATGCTGCACAGCCACTGCTGCGCATCGCGAGGTGTGGCGCCCTCGTATTTGTTGTTGCGGGTCGGCTTCGCCCACCGAGACTTCTCGCCCGAGAGCACGGCATGAAAGCGGCTCGGGCACGTGAGCGTCAGGAAGAGGCCGTGGTGCCCGTTGGCGTCGGCGAATTCCTCGCACCCGCGAATGCGCGTCATCAGCTCGCCGCGGCGGATGTCACGATTGCTGGGCGACAGCGCGGCCAGCTCGGCCAGGCTGTAGACCTGGCCGGCCTCGTTGCGCATCTTCACGCGGGCCAACAGATCGGCGTTGCGCTTGTGCTGGTCGACGCGCCGGCGGCAGGCCTCATCGCTTGCATAGCCGCCGTTGCGGTGATGGACAACGGCCAGCTTGATCGCCGCATGTTCCACGGTGCGCGCCACCTTGCGGCGCAGCGCGCGGCGCCACCATTGCTCGGTGATGGCGCGGGCGATCAGGCCCTCGGGCGTCTTGGAGTTGGGCTTGTCGACGCCCAGGCGCTCGCAGTAGTCGAGCACCGTGTCCAGCTTGTCCTGCAGGCTCATCGGCAGGGGATGGCCGTTGAGCATGTCGTCGAGCGCGCTGGCGCAGCGGCGGGCGCGGGCGCACACCTCCGAATCGCCAACCGCCCAATGCAGGATGTCCTTGTGCTCGTGCTCGAAAGCACGCATCGCGTCGACGCGCGCGAGGTTCCAGCTCAGCCAGTCGCCGCCCACGGCGCGCACGGTGGGCTTGAGCGGCATGATGGTGTCGAACGCCGGCCCCCACTGCGGCGGCAGCTCGCCGCGCATGCGCGCGTCCATTTCGCGCGCCACCCGCGCGACGTGCTGGTCGTGCGGGAGGTTGGAGCGAAGCCGCATCCAGAAGACCGGATCGGGCTTGGCGTGGCGTTTGGCGACGATGCGCATACGGTGCCTACAAGGTCAGCGCGAAGACCGTGCGAAGGTCGTTCTGCAGCTCGCGGATGGCCTCGCCAACGGCGTTGCGCTCAAGAGGCGGCAGCTCGCGCCAGGCGCGCTCCACGGCGAAGGCGATGCCGTTGACGTCGTAGCCGGCCCAGAAGAGCAGCATTGCCCGAGAGCGCTTCGAGATGCCTTCCCACTCGCGCTCAGCCGCGGTGATGTTTCGCGCATGGCTCGTGCCCTGCGCGAACTCTTCGCGCAGCTCCGCGAGCCGCGCCGCGTGGCGGGCATAGAACGGGTTGGGAACGCCATCGGCAATGTGGGCGGTGGGCTTCGCCGGGCCAGGGTTCTCGTGGTGTTGCGTTGGCTCATCGCGCGGCATGCGGTCAGCGTTCGCCGGCGGCCTGTGTGTCCGCGTCGAGGCTGTCGTTCAAGGGCTTGCCGGTATCGGTGGCCGGGTGGCGCCCCGGGGTGTCGGCGGTGATGTGCCCGGCCTCGATGGCGTCGATGACCCACTGCCGCATGCACGTCGTCTCCACTGCGCGATGCCCATGCATGAAGGTGACGCGATCCAGCCAGACCTCGGAGCTGCCCCCCTCGACGTGCACGACGCGCCAGCCGGCGGCCTGCAATGCGTTGGCGACGGCGTTGATCGCCTTGGGATTGCGCCAGCTCGAAATCGTGTCCGCGGCCTGGAGCACTACCGCATTGACACGCCGGCCGAACTGGCTGGCGCGGTAGTTGAAGAAGCTCTGCCGCACATGGTCGATCTCGATGTACGCGCCATCGGCCTGCGCCGCCTGCACGATGTCATCCAGCGCGCCGAGCTTGTCGGCCACGCGGCGAATATCCGCAAGCCGGTTGGCGTGCCGGTCGTGTTCCCGCAGTAGCACACGGTCGAGCAGCGGCAGGCGCGCGGCGTCTTCGCGAGAGAGCTTCGAGACCTTCGGAACGTCGATGCGTTGGGCTGGCTTCTCGGCGAGGCGGCGGGCGGTGAGGGACATGACTTCGACTCCTGTGCTGAAAAAGGCGTGAGAAGGGCCGCACGCCTTGAAAAAGGCGCGTGGCAGGGGTTGGGCGGTGGTGGGTGCGCCGCGAGGGCGCGGACTAGATCAGTCGGGCGGGGCGCCACTCATGGCGCCGCCCGTGCCCCAGTCATTGGTGGGGGTGTGCAGGTTCGCGACGTAGGCCGCTTCGTCGTCGGCAACGTTGCCTTCGTCTGCCAGCGCCAAAGCGAGCTGGCCGCGTTTGATATGGCGCGAGAGCGGCAGCGAAACGTCAGCCGCAGGGATGCTGGAGAGCACCAGCACCCGCTGAAATTCCAGCGTGGCCACGCCCGTGAAGCCGCAGCGCCAGTTGCGGCAGCGGTACGTGATCTCGCGCATGGTCTTGCTCATGGCGCGGCTGTCACAGGCCACGCACCGGGTGCCGCAGTGCGGACACTCGATGGTGATGCGCATGTAGCGGTTGCCGGCTTCGCCGGCCTGCTCGTGAAGGCTCTCGCTCATTGCCGCTTTCCTCCCGAGGCAACCAGACGGGGGCCGCGACGGCGGCCGGTGATGTGTTCGATGCCCTTGCGCAGCCGCGTCCGCACCAGCCATTCGATGGCTTCGGCGACGTCCGCCAGACCTTGCTCCCGGCGCACCCGGTCGAACACGTCGTGCTCGGCGTCGGTGAGTTCGATCTCTGTGGACGTCATCTTTTCGTCAGACATTCGGCGTTTGTTGCGCTGGCTTCAGGCCGCGTTGATGCGGCTGGGCTTAGCCCGCGGCGCGGGGCAGACTGGCGTCGGCCTTGGGTACCTGGCCGAAGAAGGCGTCGGCCAGCATTTCCTCGGCCTGGCGCATGGCCAGCTCGCGGATGAGCGTCGAGGTCTGCGCGCCGGTCATCTTGGACAGGATGCGCAGCAGTTCGTCTTCGTAGTCGTCAAACCGAACGGTCTGGCGGTTGTCGCGCACGCGCTTGGGATCGGGGTACATCGTCGAGAGTCCTTCGGGCAAAGGAGGGGAGAGACTGGTGCGGTGGGTCAGGCGCCGGACGTAGCGGCGCCGGCCTGTTCGGCCTCGTACTGCGCGAGGCCCTTGAGGTAGACGCGACGCGCGAAATTGCCGAGGGAACGGCCCTCGCGCGCTGCGTATCGCTGGGTGCGTTCTTTCTCGTCCGGGGCGAGGCGCATGGCGATGGGCGCTTCGTTAACGAGGCGGATCTCGGGTGGAAGCTGGGGGCGACCACGGCGACGGGCGGTGTGAGCCATGCGTTTAATATCCGAACGGATTAATTTGTGTGTGCGGCGGACTTTATCACTCAAATGGATGAAGTTCAACTGGTTTTTATCCATATGGGTGATTTTTCGTCTCGACTGAGGGAAGAGCGCAAGCGCCTTGGCCTGTCGCAAGAGGCCCTGGCCGAGCTTGGCGGCGTGAAGCTGAACGCTCAGTCGAACTACGAGACGGGGAAACGCGCGCCCGATTCGGACTACTTGACTCGTGTGGCTGCGCACGGAGTCGATGTGGCGTTCTTGTTTTCTGGCCAGCGGATGCTCGCCGGAAGAGGTGCGCCTGCAAATGACGAGCAGCAACCAGCAGCGACGGGGGACACCGTCATGCGGGTTGTCACGCGGGAAGAGGCCGCACTGCTAGACAACTATGAAGCGGCGGACGAGCGAGGCCGAGCCGCTGCGCGCAGCGTTCTTGATGCGCTCGCGCAACCGAAGAGGGCCAACGGGTAGGTTGGGTCTGGTCCTCTGGACCCTGGCCCGTTGGATGTTCATGGCGATGGGGGACGCCGCGACCGAAGCGGCGGAGTAGGGGAACTGATGCGACGCTTGCTTGTAGCGCTATCGATCGTTAGCGGGCTGCTGTTCTCGGCGGCGCCTGCCGCGGCCCAGGCGGAGCTGAAGGTCGGCATGTTGGTGAAAGCTGCGCCCGGCGATCAGTTCTTTTGCACCACGGAGGCCGATGTTCAGAAAGCCCTCAAGCTCCGAGCCCAAGGCGGCATGAGCCGTTTCGATCTCCATAAGGCGCTCTACAAGTTCGTCTGCTTGGCGCTCACAGAGTCCCAGGTTCTCAGGATCGTTGCGATAACGCCTGGGGCCATTGAGTTCGTCAACTCCGCGAGTAAGGCGGATACACCGAGCCTGTGGACGGATCGCTCTGCGTTCGTGCCATACACCCCGACGCGCTGAGAGGGCTGCGCCGAATGAATGCACCGGATAAAGCGATGTAGGAGGGGCTGATGCAGCGGGTTCTCTTGGCGCTGTCGATTCTCTTTGCGATCTTGCCCGTAGTGAATGTGCAAGCCGCCCGGGTTGACCAGCTGATCGAAGAGATGGCGCGGCGCAACCGCGCCCAGGATGAGGCTGAGCGTCGGGAGGCAGAGGCCGAGGAGCGGCGGCGCGCTCAAGCAGAGGCGGATGCTGCCCCCGCACCCGCGCAGCGCGCGCCTCAGCGCCGGGTCGTCACCCCAGAGCGAGAGAGCAAATCGGCGCCTCGTCCGGCGCGGGCCGAAGTGCCTCGTAGCGCACCCCGTGAAGCCTATCGGTCTGGTGGACGTGGCTCTGGTGGATGCGGAAGCCGCGGCGGCCCGGGTTGGCGCAAACCGAATGGCCAATGTGCGAGTTGGCGAGACTGACGGTTCGTCCAAGTCCGAAAGACTTATTTCCCATCACCGTCATTTGGTGGAGTCGTACAGCATGACAGCAACTGCCGATCGAACAGAGCCGGAGGGCACGCCTCTTGTGATGGCGATAAGCGCCCCGCTAAAACTCATCGCCAAAGACGGCCGCGATTACTGGAAGCCCACCCTCCAGGATATCAATCGTTCGACCTATGACTACCTGAAACTGAATCGTGCAAGTGGATTCATTGATGGCAACGTCGCGCCCTACATGATGCTCGTGGGCTTCGATGGAAGCCTTGCGATGCCTGCTATGCCTCAGTTCGCAGCTCCAGATGTTGCGCTCAAGATCTTCAATCGAGTGTTCTTCGAAATGCTTCTTGGCGGAATCTACACCGAGGGAGCCGCGCCCGCTGACATTTGCAGCGGATGGCTGTTCAAAACCGGCTATATCCGCATGCTCAGTGGTGCAAGTCGAAACTTGACATTGCATTCATCACTTCGAGATCGAAGTGCCAGTATCAGCGACAACATAGTTCTTCTCGATCAAAAGACGATCACGTTGACCGCACTCCAAAAGGCTATCGATCGCGGGCGATTGATCTTGACCAAATGTGATGGTCTAAGTCCAGAGATTGCATTGGCTGGAGCAACACACTACGTTGCGGGTGCCTTCGCCGAAGCGTTGACGTGCTTGTGGACTTCGATAGAGCAAGTGATCAGTCGAATATGGCGCCTTGAGGTGGAGGGGAAAGCTCAAGCGGATGCGATTCCCAGTCGTGGCGGCTTTCTCAAGGACTATCGTGTCTGGACGACGTCCGCTCGCATCGAGGTTCTCTATCAGAAGGGCCTTGTCTTGGCCGAAACATACCGCGTCCTAAATCAAGCGCGCAAGGCGCGCAACGAGTTTATTCATAGGGGTTCCCAGCCTGAACTCGAAGATGCAACTGCTGCACTTCATGGGCTCTTTCATCTTCTATCTGCTTGTGCGAGCGACTACACGGACGTAGCTTTGCTAGACGAAACATGCCAAAAAATAGTTGCCCGCTGCGCCAGGAGACCGCGAAGCAACGATGAGGAGATCGAACCGTCCTATTGGCGGGACATTGCACGTCTACCGGGCGAACCCCAGTTCAAGGGAAAGTACAAGCCTTTCGATCTCCAACTTAAACCGATTGCGTCATTCGATCCGACCTACCCCGCGAAGGCCGCCCGCGTCAAGCCGACCCGAAATTGAATGTTGATGTCGACTCCAACGAAGGTCTAAGGAAAATTGGCTCTTATGAACAGCAAGCTCGATCCAGACCTCGCCGCGATGAAGCTCAGCGAGAATGAGAAATGGGGACTGCAGGTCTACAGAAACTACTCGCGTGCATTCGAAGACCATCGCATTAACGAGTTCGTTGCAACATCGTCTCCGTTCCACGCCGAGGTAAAACTCTTCGAACAAGTTGCTGCACTTCTAGTCTCTGAAGAGGCCCGCGTTCTACCGGTGATCGCTGCAGCATACGCAGACGACCGTCTGGAAGAAATGTTTAAGCGCGAGATCCCGATTGGTGTCCCCGGAGGTCGGAGCGCGTTGATGTCAGGATTCGGGCCTTTGGCGCGACTTTCGCAGCGGCTGCAAATGGCCTTTGCCTTTGGTTGGCTAAGCTCTGATTTGGTCGTTGAGTTGGATCACATCCGGAAGCTTCGTAATGATTTGTCGCACCGGTGGGACATCGAGTTCCTTGAAAGAAGGATGGATGAACTCATCCGGGAAAAGCAGATGCCTATCGAAACGCAGTTGGGCGATGGTGTGCATCTGCCAGAAAGCTTCCACGAGTCGCTGCAACCCGTCGACCGGTTTCGGGTTCGCGCCATCTGGATGCTCGGGCGATTAACCTATGAAACTCGGCTTTGGGTTCCAGCGTTAAAAGCTCGGATCGCGCCGGAGAAGGCCTTGTATGGCCCGAATGCTCCTGCGATGCTGCGCGCGATCGCTGCAGTGTCGGTTGACGCGACCAGAGCGCTTGCTCGCATATGACGTTCTCTTCACGCCGTTTCGAGCCACTGATGAGGCGATTACGTCCATGCCGGTATCTTCCAATCTCCAGTCAAGGTCAAATATTTTTCCTCTATGCACTACACGCTTGAACTACTTCTAAGCGGCGACCATCGCGTGCTTGACTACTATGTTATTGCGCGGGATCGCTGGCGGGACATTTTGGCGAGTGACGATGCCCGATCAGTAGAAACGCTCGCGTCACGTCTAACGGTAGAGCAAATGTGGTTTGAGCGTCACTGTGGCGGCCGATGGCAGGGACAAGAAATCATGGCTATATCGGGCATCGGCCATCTCTATGATCCAAACATTGGCTTTGAGCAGAGCGGCGATGTGGCGCTTCGCGTCTTCGACGCTTTCATGGCGAGTTTTTGTAGCATCGAAGTCAAGTGGCACGCCAGGCGAGCGTCTGAGGTGTATTTCCTGAGTGATCTTCGTCAGGAGGAGTCTGATGAGTAGCCCTCCAGTCTCCTTTGATCAGGAATCCTACGTCGCTTGGCACGAAAGTGAATTCCCTGCGGACGCTCCGTTGCTTGATGGGCTGGAGGCGCTCCGAAATAGACTGATTGGCGGTGCACATCCGCGATTTGTGCAACTCGGACAGCTACTTTCGCAGATCGCGCGCTATGCAAAAGTTGAAGCAAAAGTGCAAACGAAGAATCTGCTGTCCGGTGATTTCAGCTTACCGTTGGACGAACTCTCAAAGAAGAGCGGATACAGCGCTACAACATTTAAGTCTATAGCTTCGATTTTGGACAAGCTGTGGCGCAAGAACAGATCTGCCGCGAATGTGAATTTGGTCAATCTTCAGGCCGAGATCACCGATCTAGTGCGAGTGTCAGTAGTGGCTCCGACTCAAATGCACGCGAGAATCTACGCCGATCGTCTGAAGCTGTGGGATGAACTAATTTCTGATGCTGACAGGGAGACGTACCTTGCCAGCGTTTCCGCCGTAAATGTCGACGCAGAAGCTAAGCTTGCAGCTGGTTACTTCGCCTACCACGCGCTTGTCAGATTCAGCGATGGATATGTGGTCGAGGTGCAAATATATTCAGCGATCGCCGCGGCTTGGCGAGATCTTTCGCATCACCTGTATGAGCGTGTCCGCGTCGGCCAGCACGCTCACTCTCCACCGGGCGGCGCATCGACTCGCTTGGTCAGTCTCGGGCATCTTCTTCACCTTGCCGAGTGTGAGCTTGAGCGATTGACGAATGATCTCAAGTGAAGAGTGGAAGAATGAATCAAAGTGGCGGCTTAAATGGGGCACCCCAGACGTCCGGAGCCAACAGGGTCTTTGCCAAAAAAGAGCGCTAGAGCCTGTACTCCGCGTTGGGAATAACAGGATCTGACCGTTCGCAGACTGCTCAGCTTGCCGAAGACGAGGCAGGCACCTTGTCGCGATGCCGCTTGAGGCGCATTACTGCCGAGCAGACATCGTTAACTAGAGATCTTGCGGTTGTGCTGAGAAGGTAGGCCATTTTGTCAACTTCAGCCATCGTCTTTGTTCCATCGGCGAGCGCGTGGGTCAGATCGTTTCGGTCTTCCTTCCACTTATGAATTCGATCCATTAGCTCCGTCGTAAAGTAGGCGGCCAGGAGTTTGTCTTTCTTCTTGCGAAACGTTATCTCCTGCATTTTTTTCCCGAGCATGCGGATGGGCCTGTGGTTGGCGTAGTTTTCACCGCCTGATTGGCGGAGGGCAGACAGGAGTCGATCCTCCAAGACTGTGTATGCATACCAAGATGCTTCCAAATACACCTCAGAGCTGTGGGACTTGTTCATCCGATCAAGCAATTCTTGATAGTGCTCTCGCTTAGCTTGCGCTGACATCGAACTCCCTCGTGTTTGGATGGTACTGGGCTGCAACTAGCGAAGCCATTTGCATGCCTTACATACTGTATGCGCAAATTCGATTTATTGGTGCGCCCGGGGAGTGGTGATCAGGGTAACTACGACACGATCCAGCCTTTCTTATCTGGTGCGTAGTGTCGAGGAAAATAGTCATTCGCTCGCTCCTTCTTGCCCTTCGAGGCCTTCGGCCTGCTCTGTTTCCATTGTGAGCTGGCTGACGTAGCCAGTTTGGTCGATGGTGTGGCGCACACTGGCGACGATCCAAGGCGTGTCGTCGATCTTCCGCTTGTAGCCGGCGACGCGAGCCGGACGTTGGGGCGTGATATCGGCACGGCCGTAGGCGAGGGTGATCTCAAAGTCGAAGATCCCGCGCTGAATGCGCAGCCACTCGGCGCGCGCTGCGGCCAGGGCGTCCGCTTCGCTCGCGAAGGTCGTGCGCAGCTCCTTCGCGCGCCCACTCAGGCCGGCGATTACGCTGCTGCGTCGCCCGGTCTTGATGTTGTTCCACCATGCCTTCACGCCGCTGTACGCATCGCGGTCGGCGCGGCTCCAGCGGTGCCTGTCGCCGTCCTGCCGGGTGATGACCACAGGGGGCAGCATCTTCCCGCTCGGCGTGCGGGCGGCGCGCGCCTGGCTGAACAGGAGCTTGCCGTTCTTCACTGTGCACAGGCAGTCGTAGGTCTGCGCGAGCCGGCGAAGAAAAGACGCGTCCGATTCGCCGAGCTGGTCGGCGTGCTTGACCTTGCGCGAGGCGATTTCCTTGGCGACGACGGCCTCGACGCGGTTGCGCTTGGCCACGCTGTTGACGATGGCGCCGACGGTGGTCTTGTGCCATGACTCATCGCGCAGGGTGCGCAGGCTGTCGAGCAGGTTGGCGGCGCGGGCGCGGATGGTGATTTCGTCGGGCGTGCCGGCGTATTCGACCGCCTGCACGGTGTAGGCGCCTTTCTCCACCAACCCGACGGGGAAGCCCATTTCTTCGGTGGTGAGTTGGCGGTAGGGCGCTGCGTTGGGCTCGGCGAGCCAGCCGATGGCCACTTCGACGGTGTCGCCGGTGTCCGGCAGCTCGACGGCGCCGTCATGGTCGCTCACGACGAGCTCAACCTCGTCGGCATCGTTCTGCCGGTCATCGGTGATGGTGAGGCGAACGAAGCGCGGCAGGATGCGATCGGACACGTTGGCGCCGTTGACGGTGATGCGCCAGATGGGGGTAAGGTGCGCCGCGGCGCGCCGGGTGTCGCGTCTGCAGCTGTTGGCGCTGACGTTGACGGTCGGCAGCGTGGCGGTGATGGCATCTACGTCGGACATGGTCTGTTCACACCACGCTAGCGCCGACGCCCAGGGACAGGCCCGTGTTGTCCGCCGCGTCCTGCAGCAGGGCGCCCAGGTCGCCCATGCTGTCGGCGATGAGCTGCTCGGCGACTTCCTGGGCGTCTTGGTCGACGCGCTGCAGGGTGAGGGTGAACTCGATGCGGCGCGCTTCGCCGGTCTCGAAGAAGAGGGTTCGGGTTTCCTGCAGCTCGGTGATGACGAAGGCGCCGTAGATGGTGCCGGTGCCTTCCACCAGCACCCATGCGGCGCCCTGGTCGGCCATGAGGCGCAGCACCGAAAGGCTTGCCGCGGTGCCGGCGAACTCGGGCACCACGATGCCATTGAGCGTGATGATGTCGTCGCCGGGCCCGAGGTACTGCGAGGCGTTGCGCGCGCCCACGAGCGGCTGCGAGGCGTGCTTCCAGCTGCTGCGCCGCTGAAGCTCTTGGTAGCTCATTGTGTCGAGCATGAAGACGAAGAGGCCGAGGCAGAGCATGGCGGGTGTCAGTTGTCGTAGTCGATGAAGGCGCCGCGGGCGCGGGCGCGCTTGTCGGCGTCGCGTTTGTCGAGTTCGGTGCGAATGGCGCGCGCCAGCTGCGCGGCATCAGCGCCAGGTGCCGCGGTGATGTGGATGGTGATGGTGTCGCCCTGCACGACGACTCCGCCGGCGGCCCGGCCGGAGGGCGCTGCGGCGAGCGGCGCGCGGGTGTCGAAGTTGCCGGGGGCGCGGGGGAACTCTGCCGCCATGGCCGGTATGCCCACGGCCGTCGCGCCGGCCAGGCCCAGCGCCGCGGCGCGCAGCAGAGGCCGGGTGCGGTCGATGCCGATGGCGGCGCCCTCGACGATGTTTTCGCCGGCCTGCATGAACACGCGCGACGGGCTGCGGATGCCGAGCTTTTCCTTGAACCGGATGAGGGTCGATTCCGCGACGCCAGCGATAGCATCTTGCACCGTGCCGAGCATGCCGGTGATGCCGCTCACCAAGCCCTGCATCATCTGAGCGCCGAAGGTGGTGAACCTGGCCGGCAGGTCGATGCCGAACCACTGCAGGACGCCGGCGAAGGCCTGGTAGAACAGGCCGAGGGGCGACCAGTTGACGATGGTCTGCGTGATGGTGGTCACCACGCCCGAGAACGAGCCGCCGAGCTGGTCCCAGATGGTCTTCAGCCCGCCGACGATTCCGCTCCAGTTCCGATAGATCAGGTAGGCCGCGCCGGCGAGCAGCGCGATGGCGATTCCCAAGGGGTTGGCCAGCAGCAGCAGGCCCACGCGCGCGACGGCCATGCCGACACTGAGGAACGCGGACCCGAGGCGCACGAGCAGCCCAGCGCCGGAACTCAGCAGCGGGCCGACGCGAAGCATCTGGAAGCCGAAGAGGCCCAGGCCATAGCGCACCACGGCGAATGGCCCCAGCAGGGCGGCGGCACCCAGGCTCAGCGCGCCGAAGCCGGCGGCGAGCAGGCCGACCCATAGGACAGCCTTGCCGATATAGGAGGCGAGCACAGGGTTCTCTTGCGCGAACTGCGTGATGCGCTGCAGAGCGCTGCCCGCGGTGTTGAGCAGGCTGATGTAGGCCGGCAGCAGGGCGCGGCCGGCCTCTTGCATGGCGTCGTGGAAACGGGCCTGCGCTTCGAGTTCCTTCCCGCTCAGGCTGTCTCGCGCCCTGGCGTCCAGTTCGTCGATTCCGAAGGCGCCAGCGTTGAGCTTCGCGTTCTTGTGGATCTGGTCTCTCATCATGTACATCTGAGAGAACAGGCTCGATGCGGTGCGGTTGCTGAAGATGGAGCCAATGGCGTCGTTCACCTGGTCCTGGGTGGTGAGGCCCTTGGCGGCCAGAGCGGGCAGGAGCACCTTCTCCATCCATTCGAATTGGTTGGTGCGGAAGAGGTCGCTGCCTTTCAGCGCGCCGGGGTCGAGGAACGAGACCTGCCCCGTCTTGTCGTGCTTCACCTTCGACGGGTCGCCGATCAGGTCGTACTTCATCAGGTTCTGCGCGGCGCGCTTGGTGGTGCGACCCTGGTAGAGGTTCTGGTAAGCGGACATCGTGGCCACGCCGGCGCTTGCACCACCCATGATCTGAACGATGGGCTCAAGCTGGTAGTACATCGCCTCGCTGGAGAGGCCTTTGGCGGCAATGCCGCCGCGCTTGACGAAGTCCAGCCATTGGGTGGAGTCCACGCGGCCACCGGTGGCGGTAATCACGCGCTGCACCATGTCGGCCTGCTTGGTGAACTCTTCCTTGCTGCTCAGGCCGTTGCGTGCCTCGATGACCTTGAGCATGTCCATGAACTTGCGTTCGTTCTCGGTGCCTTGTTCCTCCCCGAACAT